AGCCCCTTAGGGCTTCCCTGAGTTCAGCGATGGACTCAATTCTGACCGGTTACCGGTTACCTTAAGGAGACATATGCCCCTTCGAGTTCGGAGACATGACTTGGCGCCGGCCCCATCCATGAAGGTCGGTTATTTTCAAATAATCGACCGTTCGGGACGGTGGCCTAGTAAGGCACCATCCTACTCTACACAGTCTGTGCAAGTAGGTATTAAAGAAGTTACCATAGATGAAAATCATGGTAGACCTCCGTATAATACGGGGGGTCCCTTCTTTAATGTTAAGTTCCGTCACCCGAATCGGGTAGTCGGGGGTGGTACCATCACTGGTAAACGTATCACTGCTTCTCGGACTGGCTTGAATATTTCAAGCCAGCCTGGGGATTGGGTGAACACATACACTGGGGGATTTGTTGTCTCCCATAATGATGTGGTGGCGGCTCGTACTTTAGGCTCAGCCGAAAGTATTGATTCGCCCGACGATTACCATGCGGTGGTCAACCCTGACGATATGTCTCATCTCGCTCCACGGGCTCATTCTCGTTTGCGCCCGAAAATTGAGAAAGCGAACCTCGGCATGACTATTGTAGAAATGCGCGAGGCTCCTCAGATGCTTAAACAAACAGGAAAGGGGTTGAAAGACTCCTATTCTGCTTTGTCGGCTTTTCTGAAGAGAGACCTCTCTAAGTTTGAGACGAAGCACCTCAAGAAGGTGGCTAAGTCTCTTCCAAAGGAGATGTCAGATCACTATCTCAACCTCCAATTCGGTTGGAGACCTTTTGTCGATGAGGTTATCGCTACATGTGATGTAGTTATTAACTTCGATCGCTATGTCGAAAATGCCAAACGGCTTAACGACAAAGTAGTCAAAAGGCGTTGGAGCGAGCAGGATATTCAGACATCTAGTTTGATCTACCAAAACAATGGTGGAACAAATTCGATGGGAATCACTCCAGTTTTATCTGGAACTGATTTCGTAGTAGCTGGATCTCAGCTCTACCAGATCTTCCAAGAAACCTTGGTTCAGACCTGGTATGAAGGAGCTTTCCGCTCTTACTACCCTGAATTTGATGAGGATCGTGATTCGCCCATTCCTGGGTTTAAGACTGCCGTTCAAGGCATGCGCCTTGCTGGGGCAATCCCGAACATGACTCTCATCTATAACCTATGTCCTTGGACCTGGCTTTCTGATTGGTTCGTAAATGTCGGCGATAACCTTCAGGTTTTCGAAGACTTACTTTCCGATTCAGTGGCCGCCAAGTATTGCTACTTGATGCGTCGTACCTATACCCGCTTTAGATATAAAGCGGTTAACTCCTTTTATGGAGGTAACGTTCTCGAGGTCGAAACGACTCGAGAGGTAGAGGTAAAGCGTAGGGTAGCGGTAGGTAATCCGTTCAGTCTTTCCCTGCAGCCGGGCGATTTGTCCGACTCGCAGAAAGCGATCTTGAGTGCTCTTGGTATTTCCAAGCTCTCTTGATCGTCTCGCGCGGTGGGTTTTGACTGTTGGTCAGGTTGGAATCTGATCACTTCCCATCGTTTAACTCCATTCATTCTAAGGAGTCAACCAATGTTCACAGAACCCATTCAACTCACCATCAATGCTGTGCCCCACGACCTTCCTCGTATTAGAGTCGGAGATCTATCCGCCTCGTATGCGAAGGCTGATGAGACTCTCATCTTTGAGATTTCCCATCAGACTACGAAACAGGACCGAGTTCGGTCCATGATTCGGTTGGTCGAGAAGGCAGTCGTAACAAATCCGTTGGATAACTCCAACGATTATGATACGGCGACTATCCAGATGACTATCGATCGCCCATTATATGGGTTCTCGGAGACTCGGATAGACCAGCTTGTGCAAGGCTTTAAGGCCTTTCTTACGACAGCCAATGTTGGCAAGATCTACGGCAAACAGTCGTAGTTGTTCATCCAGTTATAGCCTCCCTCTGAGGAGTTACTATAATTGGCGTGAACTCTCTTGCTCTGCAGGAGTCCCGGATCTCCTTCGTGAGACCCAGGACGTCAGCTATGGATGTCGGGTGATTTGAATGGACCCGAGAGGGTCTGTGACGTTGGCTTGAAGACTACCCCCTGAAAGGAGGAGTCTTGAAAAGCAACGTAAGTGACCACCTGGATATGGTTCAGAGCATCTATTTGGATGCCTGTTCCAAGTGTCCCGCTGAAGTCTCTGATTTACGTGATTTGGTAACCATCCAATCACGGGTCGAAGCTGAAGGAGTTTCGTTTTTGACGATAACTCTTCCCAATTTTGCTAAGGACTTCGAGAGAAGCCTCGCAATTGGGTATATCGACTCAACACTATTCCGATCTTTTCGGAAATGTGGAGCAATCCCCGCATTCTTGCGAGGTATGCTCAGTCGAATCTTCGACCATGAGACAGGGAGGATCTTAGATGATAGTTCCGACACCCCAATTCTTGTTGGAGCAATCAGACAAGTCTGTTTGTTCTTCAAGAAAGTGGAGCTTCCGTGCACTCCCGAGAGGGATCGCGCGGCTGTCGAAAACTTTCTCCAAGTTGAGCATCTCAACAAGGAATTTGCAGTTCCTTCGGATGATTACGATTTCTTTTGTAAGACATCCGATATGCTTTGGGGTAATATGTTGGGCGATATACGCCTTGACATGTTATTTCCTCGGCATGGTCCCGGAACTACCGCTGAAGGAATTCTTGGAAATTCTAAGTATTCCTGGCGGACGTGGTACGAACGTCTCGAACCTTTCTTCGGCTTTCTCGGAACTGCTTATTCTGTAAGCAGCTTCGAGTCGGAGGAATTCGAGAAGGTAACGTTCGTCCCAGTACAAGATGAGTTACCTGTTAAGGTGACTCTTGTACCAAAAACCTTGAAGGGCCCTCGTATCATCGCTATAGAGCCTGTGTGTATGCAGTATACGCAACAGGCTGTCCAGTCGTATCTATATGATACGATTGAGACCTATTGGTTAACGAAAGGTCATGTGAATTTCACAGATCAGTCCGTAAACCAGTTGCTGGCGTTGATATCGTCTTCGACAGGTCAATATGCGACCATTGATCTCTCTGATGCGTCGGATCGTGTTCTACACGGTTTGGCCATGGAGATGTTCCGTTGCAACAGAGATCTCTCTGATGCGATTGAATCATGTCGTTCGACGAAGGCGGTCTTACCAGATGGGAGAATTATTTCTCCTCTCTATAAGTTCGCCTCCATGGGTAGTGCTCTATGCTTCCCAGTGGAGTCCATGTATTTCTATACAATTTGTATAGTGGCTTCACTGAGGTGGCATAACCTTCCTGTGACCCTAGAGAACATTTTTAATGTTTCTCGTGGGGTTTACGTCTATGGAGACGATTTAATCGTCCCCCAAGACGTTGCGGGTACTGTTCTCGATCACCTGCTTAAATACAACTGCAAGGTGAATGACGCCAAGACTTTCTATACTGGGAAGTTTAGAGAGTCATGTGGCGTGGATGCTTACGATGGTATTGACGTTACACCTCAATATCTTCGTCGTTTGCGTCCTGAGAACAGGCAGCAAGCTCGTAGACTCCTTTCTTGGATTGCTACCGCAAATCTCCTTTACCTTAAAGGATATTTTCGGACGGCATCGTTCATGTACTGCATATGTGAACGGATTCTTGGGCCTTTGCCTCAAGTCTCTCCTCGGAGTCCCGCGCTTGGAAGGATATCCCCTTCGGATTTCATTCCTCCAAAGAGGTGGAATGAGGGTACCCAGGAATTCGAAAGAGTTCATTGGGTACCATCCATTGTCTATCGCAGTGACGAGATAGACGGATATCCTGCTCTTACCAAATGTCTCCTCTCCCTCGAAAGAAGGAGGGGATCCCAGCTGGACGGTATTTTACCGGTAGCTATGGCATTTGGTGATTGGGAATATTGGAAGAGAGGTTTTGTACCCCTCGTCTCCGATATACACCATTTAGAGCGTACTGCGCTTCGCGGCGAAGTTTCACTAAAACGCCGCTGGGTCTCGGCTAACATTTAG